CAGGTAACATGCAGCGCCTCAACGCCGGTCAGCGTATACTGTAACCCCCGCAGGATGCCGGCGGCAAACACCTGGGTAAAATGCCGCACCGTCTCTTTGTTCTCGTTCAGCCAGTCCCGCATGGCAATCACGACATCCCGCACCACCGGCAGCAACACCTGCCCGGCGGTTTCTGCCGTGTCGCCGATTACGTTTTTGTACGACTGCCAGATCGACAGATAGTTTTTCATGTCGTTCTGTGCATTGCCGCCCATGGTTTCGTTGATCTGCCGCAAGACCGACTCGAAACGCTCAGACGGAGTCAGGGTGCTGTCAATCACGATGCCGTATCTGGAAAGCGTGCCAGTCTGCCCGGCATAGGCCCGGCCCAGCAGGTCCACCGTGGTGCGCAGGTCGTAGCCTTTGGTGACCGCCAGGTCCATGGCCGCATTTAAGGTCCTTTGCATGGTGTCCCCGGTCATGGCCACTTGCGTGTCAACGCTGCGATAACTCTGCAGCAGGGCGGCGTTCTGCAGAATAGACTCATCCCCGAACTTCGTGCGGGTCTGCATCTCGGTGGCATACTGCCGCATGACATCGAGGTTTTCCCGGGTGAGCTGCCCGGACAGCGCCATGGCCTGCGCCAGGGCGCGCTCAGCCTGCTCCTGGGTGGCGTAGGCCGAAACGAGCTTGTGAGCTATGGCGGCCAGAGAGCCCGCCGCCGCCACGGCGGCCGTAATGGCTGCGGTCGTAACACCCAGCGCCCGGGCCGCTCCGGCCATAGAAACGCTCGTCTGTTGCTCAAACCCCCGCATGCTGTTGCCGGCCCGTGAACTGAAGCCCCGTATTTCTCGCTCGGACTTCCCGGCAAACTGCCGCACCTGCAGAGTGCCCTTGTCGTTGACTTGGAGCGTCAGGGTTACGGTGTTAGGTCGGTCGGCCATCTACAATCCCCGCCGGGCCGCGAGCTGCATGCGCTGCATCTCGCGTATACTGTCAATGGTTTCGTTTGCTGCGCCCAGGTCCTCCCAGACGGACAGCGGCAGCGTGTCCGCCTGGAAGGGATAACCGCCATGCTGGAGCGTGCGGAGCCACAGAATATAATGCGTATAATCGCTTATATCCTCGGCCCGCACCTTCTTGCCTTTTTTCAGGCATTGCCCGCATGTCCACTCCAGATGTTCTCCGTGCTCATTGCGGCATTTTTCTATTTGCTGCTCGCCGCACACACGGCCCTCGTATATATGGGAGATTTCAGCCCGCAGGCCGGTTGCACCGGCCTCGGTCAGTTTTTTTCCTCGTCGTCCTCCCCGCCGCCGATCACATCCAGCATGGCGCCGTCAAAGACCTGGCCAGCCACCAGCTCCAGCAGATCGCCCCGCACGGACGCCAGGCGCTCTTTCCAGTCAGACGGATGACAATCAGCCGGGTTGTCGGGGTTGCAGTACATCGGCTGCCCGTCCAGGGTGAAGCCGTTGACATACCGGTCGTTGGTATTTTTCTTTGGCGCGTCCAGCCCGATCAGCACTTTTTTGCCGAACGCCAGCCGGTTGGTAATGCCCTCGTTTTTGAACTGCCTGTTTTTGGTGATCTTGAGCTTCTGCGTCTGGGTGCGCCACTCGATCCGCTCGTCGTTGGTGGGAATCCTGGCATGCAGCGTGATCGTTTCCCCGGTAATGTCGTTGATCCTGACCTGTATTGTGCTCTGTCCCAGTTCCATAATGCCTCCCTCAGTGTTTTAAAAATCGGGCAGAGGGCCGGACACCGGGGGAAACCGGCCCTTTTAGACTGCCCGTATATGGTGCGCCGCATGCCCCCGGTGTGCTGTGCGTCGCTTACGACGCGGCGGCGTACTTCTCGACCTTGTTTTTCACGCGGGCGATGACCGAGCCGTAGGTGGGATGCCACAGCGGCGCGATGGTGGCAGACTCGCCCAGCAACTTGTTCTCAACGGTCACATCCGGATTGATCACCTGGCACAACGGCCAGATCAGATCGACTTCATAGTTGTGGCCATCCTCATACTCCGCTCCAACCGCCTTGGCGCGTATGGCGAACTGCCCGTCCGTCTCTTCGAGTTGCCGCAGCAGCATATCCATCAGATCACGCTGTATAATGATGGTCTGCTCGCGGGCTACCCGGCGCACATAGTTCGCATAGGTGCCGGTACCGCCCGGGCGGAACTCCGGATCAGCTCCCTCGTTGGTGATCTGCCACTCAAAGGATTTCACCTCACCGGAGATGGTGCGGCCGCCGGCAAGCGCTGCGCCGGTCCATATGCCGCCGATATTCAAGCTGAACTCGGTCACATACAGCGGGCTTTCCACCACCTGCGCCGGGAAGGTGGCCCAGGCGGGTTCCGTGGCGATAAACACAACCTCATAGGTCACGTCCTCAGTATCGGAGCCCGGAGCCTCAATGGTCAGGATGGCCGGTTCCGCGTCGCTGGCGGCCGTGACCACAACATCCACCCAGGCGCCATCAATCAGCGCCCGCACATAGTCGATGTTGTTCAACCGCGCCGCAGCCGTTGCCCCGGCAACCGCGTAATCATCGGTACCGTCATTGAGCGTCAGAGATACAGCGTCGTCCTTTGCGGTCAGAGTGATGCGCACGACGTTGGAGTCATAGCGCCCGGTGAACGCAACGTCCGCGTTGATCTTGGCCCAGTCATCCTGCGGAAACTGGACCGTGGCCGACTTGACCATGCCGGAATACCATCGCCGTTTTTCCATCTGCGCGTAGCGCATGGCAGCGGTAAACGTGGGGTTTGAGCGGTTCACGTCCAGCCAGTCCTCACGCGGCGTGATTGTGTGCAAATAGCCGGTTGCGCCGGCGGCAGCGGTCGAGCAGTTGCCCAGCAAATATGCCAGCACAAACGCGAAATGCTGCGGGCTTGCTTTCTCAATATTCATTGCCAGGCTGCCGGTCTTTCCCCGTTTGTAAACGCGGGTCGCTTCGGAATAGCCTGTGGCCTCGTTTGCGTTGCGCTCGTTGCGAAAATCCGGCTTGATCAGCGCGTCCATGGCCAGCAGCATGGTGGTGTCGAGAGTTGCGGCCGTATTCAGCGCCGCCTCGCGCACGCCGGCGCTGACCGCAAACAGATTGTGGGTTGCCTCAATCGATCTCATCGCTCAAATCCTCCTGTATGGTGGTTGTATCCGGTATATGCTCGATCATGGCAGACGCCGCCGGGGCCTGCATCCGGGCGGCCAACTCTGCCGGAAAACGCTCGTATCTGCGGCCCGACTCGAACCGCTGCCCCTTGTACGGGCCGTCAATGTACTGCACAGTCGGGCCGGTATAGGTATATTTCATGGTCACACTCCATTGCTTTGGTTGTAGCTGTACGTGGCATCGATCTCGATGCAGTAGCCGGCATAAGGCGGCCGGAATCCCTTGAGCACACTATCGGGAAAAAGCTCCTCCGCCACCCGTGCGCGCACCACCCGCAGAGCATGACACACGCCGCCCAGGCTGCGGTCGGCAAACAGGGCTTTTGTAATCGCAGCCCGCAGGGCCAGCATGGCCGCCATGGGCGCCGATTCGCTCTTGACCACCGCATACAGCATGATCCGCTCGATGGCCGTGCCGCTCATGGCGGCGCGGTCATCCAGCATTGTGTCCGGCACGGTGAGCATCACCGCCGGGTATTGAGTGCCCTCGGCAAAATCGAAATCCTTTGAGATAGTCGGGATCACCCGCGCCGGAGGCGTGCCGGTGGTGATGCCGGTCAGGGCAGTTTCGATAGCGGTCAGGATCGTGGCGATGCTCATTTCAGGCCCTGTTTCTGGATTTCAAATTCTATATCGTGAGCCAGGTTCTTCCGGAAGCGCTCCTGCGCCTGCGCATTGATGCGCTGGTTGACGCCTGGCGTTTTAAGCATCTGTGCAATGTACGGCCCGGTCATCTTGTTGATAGGAAGCCGTGATGCTCCCTCGCGCTTAAATATGCTGGTATGCCCGGATCGCGGGATGGTCTGCACGAAAGCGCCTTTGAGCGTTATGCGCCGGCCGCGCTTCATCATGATCGACGGACCGACCTTCGGACGTTTGCCGATGCCCGCCCCAAAGGGCGTTTTGGGGCGCGGTGAAAAAGCAAACAGTGGGACGCGCTCCCGGCCGGAAACAATCGCCAGCCCCAGCAGGTTGTTTGGCCGCGCACGCTCCAGCTTGACGGCCTTGCGTAAGTCGCCGGCCTTGATGTTCCACTCTGTCCGTACTTCTTTCACAATATCCGTTTTGATGCCGGTCAACGTGCGATTGAGGGCGTGGGCGCAAACATACTTCCCCCGGTCACCCAGCTTTTTCAGCTTGTCGAAAACCTCCATGCCGCTGATTTTGACCGACGATTCCACTACAGCTCCTTCGATAAAATCACGTGTGTTTCCAGCTCATCCTCAGCCAGCACATCGGCCACCCGCCATGATTCCGAGCTGATCGTCACGATGTCTTTGCCGACCTTCACGGCTGATATTTCCGATTTCCTCACGCTGCACGTTTTCACCCGACCGTCTGCCTGCAGATATATGTCAATATTGCTCTTGGCCGTGTCCGGGATGACCGTGCAGTTGACAGCGGTGGAGCTGCCGCCCGCGAGCCACGAGGCGGCAACTCCAAACTGCGTATACACACTGTCAAGGGCGGCCGAGATGGCCGCCAGGGTTGCGCTGTCCATCGTTTACGCCGCGGCCCTCAGCAGCATGTAAGACACAACCGCGTCGTTGCCAGGGTCGCCGGAGAACGTCACAGCGATCTTGTCCGCATCTGCCTCGGACTGCACAATGGTGACGTTATTTGTGCCGTTGTCGAGCAGGGAGCAGATCAGAATGTCGGATGCCAGAGCGCCGGCAACTGCAATGTCCTCCGCAGCAGCGCCACCGGTGGTTGTGGCCTCACCTGCGAACTTAACGACGTGCGAGGGCGTGACACCGGCGGCCAGTTTCGCCAGGGTCACGTTGGCGTCGGTGATCTTCGCGCTTGTCACCGCATTGGCTGCCAGTTTGTCGGCGGTCACGTTGGCGTTGAGTATTTTTGCCGTGGTGATGGCGTTGTCAGCGATGTCAGCCGTATCAACCGCGCCGGCAAGCAGATTCAGCTCGCCCGGGCCGGGGCCTTTGGGCATCAGCACGTTGATGGTGGCCGTAAGCCCGGCGTTGATGGCCTCCAGTGCATACCCGAAAAACGCACCGGCGGTGTTTTTGCTGAGCACGCCGGCTGCAATATACACGGCGTCTCCGACAACCACCGCCGAAGGGCCGCCGGCGTTGGTCGCCACGACCGACAAATCGAACACGCCGTCGGTCATCACCTGGCCGACCGCGCCTGCGCCGCAATCATTGACCAGCACGCCCTTGATTCCCGCACCGATAAGCACGGGATCCCCGGCGCTGCCGCCGCCCGCGATCACCAGATCGAGCACATCGCCTTGCTGCACTTTGTTGTTCATGATCTATAACCTCCCTTTTTTTGATTTTTTCTCTCACAGTTTCCGCTTGTCATGACCGGCGAAAAGATGCGTATCCACGCTGCCGGGATTACACGCCCGGGTTGTAGTACAGGCCTCTCCAGTCGATGGCCTTGGCGCCCACGCACAGGCGCACCTTGTACTGCCGACCGTCAACGTCAAAGCCCTGCTGCTCCTCGATGTAGGGCGCCCGCTCGCCTTCCAGGAAAGCCACTTCAACGGTGTCGATGGCGTTGGGATCGGCGGCCAGATACCAGCCGGTGGTGCTGACGGCATCCAGCAGCGATTCCACAACGGGCTCCAGCCGGTTCTGGAACGGGTTGATTGCGAGCTGCGCAAATGCCATGTCCGGTATCGACGTGGAGCGCAGAATCACTTCCGTGGTGGTCTCAAGCGCCGCCGGCACAATGATGTAGCGCGGCGTGATGTTGAGCGGCTGCAGGCCCTGCAGGTCGCGCTGCACGCGCATGGCGGCCCGAGCCACAGCCAGGGTAGTGGTGCCGGGCGCGCCGACATCATCGCCCGCTGCCAGGTTGCCGTGTCCGCCGGCAAACAGCGCCGTGCCGTCCGACATATTGGCGTTCGCCGCCAGGATGGCATAGACGATGCTGTTGACACGCCGGGCGGCGGCATTGCCGAACATCAGCGGCACGCGGGTCAGAGCAGCCAGGTCGTCATTGATGACCGCTTCCCAGGTGATTGCGAACTTTTTGCCGTATTTCCCGATGGCGTACTGTTCGCGGGATTCGGCAAAGGTGCCCTCTTTGTACTCCCCGCCCTCGTTGATCAGCTCCAGCTCCGGCGCTTCGGAAATACGCAGGCGGCTCATGGTCTTGAAATCCGATGCGTCGCCGATGCGGCACCACGCCTGATACGTGGTCGGCGCGATCTGATAAGCATTCAGCAACACCTTGTTGGCCACATTGGCCATGAGCAGCGGAAAATCACTGGTGGAATGCGAAAACGCCCGCCGGGCAATCGCCGAGTCCGTGAGCGAGCGGGTGTTGACGCCGGCCATACGCAGGCACTCTTCGGCGATACGCAGCATGCGTTTGCCGCGCATTTCCTGTGCTCCGGCCGCGGGCTTTTCGATCTTCACGCCGGCGCGAGCCACCAGGCCGTCAATAGCGGCAGAGCGGTACTTGTCGCGCTCGTCGGCCTGAAATTCCAGGTCGCCGGTGAGGACCGGGGTCTTTTTGGTTTTCATGTGCTCCAGCACTTTCGCCCGGATTTCGTCAATGCCGGCATCGGAGCGGATGTATTCGTGGACCTGCTCATCCGTCAGCTCGGCAATGCCGCACGCTTCACGTATCTGCTCAATGCGCTGCATCTCCTGTCGCCGGATTTCTGCCCGCTGGGCTTCCGGGTCCGCGGGCGGCTCTGCGGCGGGTGCGGCGGCGCGCATGATGTCATCCTGTGCGGCCGCGTCCAGGGTGCGGAAAAATTCCCAGGCCTGGTCAACGGTCGCCTCAGCGCTCAGGCCGCGTTTTTCGAGTGCTTTCCTCAGTTTTTCATTCATGATGCTGACCTCCTTCTTCTTGGGTGTATTGTGTGCCCGTTGTTTGTCGCTTCTGACTTTCGCGTACTCGTCTGCGCCGATCGGCGTCAGACTCAGCTCTTTGACTTTCCACCGCGTGCTGACCTTCTGCGGCCCCTCAAACTCGCGGCCTGCGATAATCTGCCTTTCACCTTCGGGGATCCAGTAACTCTCCAGCACCTTATAGCCGACCGACACGTCTGTCAGATGCCCTTCGGCAATCAGCGCCTCCGCCGCCCGGCCGTCGTCGGTCTGCGCCAGCGTTACATCACAGAGCAGCTCGCCGCCGGTTTGCGCAAAATTGCGGGCGCTGCCGCAAATGTCGGCCACCGAGCCGCGGTTGTGCGAGTCCAGCAGCGGCACCTGCCCGCTGCGCGGCAGCACCACACCGTCCATCAGCAGCACCTCGTCCACAAAATCGTAGCGGTCACAGTCCCACACGCGGGCCGGGTTTTCGGTTGCGGCAACAAACTGAAATGTGTGCTGCTCTGCGGAATAACTGCCGGGCTTTACCGGGCTGGCGGCCCGGGTAATCAGCATCCCGTCATCCGGGGCGCTGCGCAGGGTAAGTTTATTCCTCGTTGTCATCGTCTGGCTCCTTGGTTGTGGTTTTCTGCGCCGTGGCGGGCATGAGGATCGAGGGTATGTTATGCCGTTCCAGTTGCTCCTCTTCCCATGCCAGGCGGTCGAACACGTCCTCGATGTCGGCCCCGGTCTCCTTGGCAATTGCCGTGCGGGTTGTCACGCCCAGGCGCAATTTCTTTTCTGCGGCGTTGGCGTCTTTCAGCGGGTCCACCCACTGCCAGCGCGGGCATATCCACTCGTGCGCCAGGTAGCGGCGGCGCTCGGTGCGGTAGCCGGGCGCGGTCAGCGCCCCGGACACAACGGCATAATCCATGAACCAGCCCCAGCTTTTTGCCAGAAACTGATCAACCAGCGCCTCCTGCAGCACCACGTAACCCATGCGCTCCTCAAGGGAGGCTGTGCGGGCGCTGGAATAGGTGGCTCCGGTGTAGTCGCCGGAAAATGCCTCGTAACTCATACCGAGGCCGCGGGCGCCGGCCTTGAGGTTTGATTTTTTGAAAGGCTCATAATTCGAGCCGGGACGGTTGTGGCTGGCGATCACAATATCTTCGCCGAATGGCAGCTTTTGAATCCGGCCCGGCTCGATATAGTCGGTCATTTTGGTTTCGCCCTGGTCGCCGGTTTCCTGCGTCCAGCCGGTCTCCATATCCCCCGGCGATGTGCGCTTGCGGAACACGCCGAAAGCGGCGGCCAGCTTTGCGCCGATCATCTCGTAGTCGTCGTATTCATGTAGGTCAAACATCTTGGGGATGATGCTTGCCAGGCGCGATATGCCCCGGGTCTGAGATGCGCGCCGGCGCTCAAAAACATGCA